TTTCAACATTCGATGGACAGTCAATAATTAAGGATTCCTTAGTTAAAGGATTCCAAAATTTAGCAGTGTACTTTGTGTACTTGCTTTTTGTTTTGTCAAACACATACGGAATAAATCGGAAAACTGACTTATACGAACCATTGTGCGCATTTGGATCCGGATCATACACGTTCGGATCTACTTTTTTACCGGCACCAGTTTGAGGCTTCTTTGTGAATCCGTCTTCTGGTAAATCAAAAAAATCTGTCATAATTTTTGTTGTTATTTTTATATTCTTGTACTAGTTGTTTAATAAAAGTTTTAAGAAAACAAAAAAAATGCCTCAAAAAGAGGCATTTTCATAGTTTAGGGGTTTGATGTAATTCTTATTTTGCTGCGATCTCGTCAGTTAAAGTTTGACGAAGATTTTTTGCACCTTCTTGAATTTTAGTCATTTCAGCTTTAACTATTGGATGCTTGATTGCTTTTCTAATCTCTTGCATTTTCTTTTTAAGTCTGTTTCCAGCGCTTTTTACGCCTTTTCCATAATACTTATCAGCATCGTCTTCTGCTGAAGATACAAGAGAAACAATCGGTTCGAATATTGCAGCCTGTGCTGATGCAATTTCCGCTTTTAATTTTTCAAAATCGTTCATATTTAATACTTTTTATAGTATTATACTAGATATTGAGTATTGGTTTTTATATTGAATTAACTATATGATCTACTTTGCTTGAGAAAGTAGCGTCTGGATATAGTTCTAGCGCTCGAGTAACCCATACTTCCATGACGTGATTGTATTCTGACTCACTCATATACTTAGATTCAATAAAAGGCAGGAGATAATCGTCAAAAACTTGATCAATTGGACAGTTTTGCTCCTTTGAGCTATAGTACATTCCTTCAATCATTGATTCTATCTCGTCCATCAATAGAAAGTAACGATAACTCTTTTTAGCTCCTTCCCTTTTGTGTTTACTGCTAACCTGAGAATTAAAAGGCGAGCGGTTCATTCCTAACTGATCTAGGTGATTTGTTTCGTGTGCTAAAATATCAATTAGTCGATAGTGTAATTTACTATATAGGATCGGCTCTTCTCTAGGATTTAGGATAATATGAAATATTATTTTTGGAACAGCTGCGGTAGATCTACTCATTCTAGTATTAGCGTCTATACTGTATCCAAGTTTATCAAAGTTTATCTTTTCCCAAGGAAGACCCTCAAAGTGACTGTCTTCTTCTAAGTCAGGTGAAGAGTCTCTACGAACATTTAGGATCAAATCAAAGGTAAATGGTTCAATAAATTCCATTCCAGAAAAAACAGAATACTCTGTGCTCTCACCTGTAGGTGAAGTACGAATCTTTGTGATTAGAGTTTGAGCCAATCTTTTGATAAACTCTTCCTTGCTATCCACGTTTTCATTTATGAATTGATTGAAAGACTTAATCATTATCTTTTATGTTTTACAAAAGTCACCTCTATTTCATCAGTAGTAGGAGTACCGTTTGAAAAAACAACAGTAACATCTGGTAATTTCTTAGCAATTAGGTTGGCTGAAACTGCATTCTTTAACTTTTCAATAAATTGAAGATCATCGCCTGAAATATTTGTACGATCTCCCTTGATTATGTCTTCTAAGCTCTTTTGACGAATCTCTATCTCCGGCTTATTTAGGTCATTCTTATCTGAAGAAATAACGTTTTCTTTGATCCAGGCCTGCAACTTGTCCTTTTTAATTGAATAACAAGGATACTCTACCACAACGCTACCGTCTGGATATTTTCTACGAGTTGTACCAGCATCTTCTGGCCCAGTCATGAATATAAACTTATACTCTACTGGCTTTGCGCCTGGTGCACCGGGTGTTCCTGGAGCAGGCGGTGCCCCTGGCATCATTGGCGGGGCTGCCATATCTTGCTCAAATAAAAAATCAGAATATTTTTTGATGTGTTTATTTTTCATCTTTGTTAGAATCTTTCTTTTTTTCAATAATCACCCCTCCACGTTCCTTCCACATTCCTCGATTTATTTGAATATCTTTATTTTTACCATCTATTGTGATCGCGCCATCTTTTACTCTTTTGACTTGATATCGCGTTCCCATCCAGCGAATGGTGTCCCCTTTTTCAATAGATTCAAATTCATTGTCCTTGCTCTCGTTTATGAACTGGTTGAAATTAAGCATGAAACTAGATTTTTTATTATTTATCTAAACAAAAAAGCAGCAAAGGTTATTTGCTGCTCCGATATATTTTTTTATTAGTTGCCTATCCATCACAGCTTAAACAATCGGTCATTGCTCTAGCTGAAATATCTCCTCTTAATACTGACTCTGTTCTCATGTAATAGAGAGTCTTGATTCCAGACTGGTATGCTTCTAAGTGAACTTGGTTGATAAACTTAGGTTCAGCTTCAGTAGGGAAAGCAAGATTTAAAGAAACTGCCTGATCAATGTATTGTTGGCGCAAGCCGGCCTGTCTAACTAATTCTAATTGATTGATTTCTTTAAACGTAAGGTATACGTCTTTTAATGGAACATATACACTCTTTTCTACTTCTGGAAGCTTGGTCCATTTGCTTAGAGTGATTGGGTTACTTGTCTCCCCTAGTTTTACTCGATAATTATCTAGAAAATCTAATCCTTGAACTGATCCTCCATCAGATAATATTTGATCCCATACTTCTTTAGTATCGTGCCCTAATTTTTCAAGAACTCGTTCTAATGATGGGTTCTTACGAATAAATGTACCTTTAGCAGTTTGCTCAGTAAAAACGTTGGCTGCCCATGGTTCAATACCTGCAGAAACATTTCCAGAAAGCTTAGAATTAGACACAGTAGGGGCAATCGCTCTTAAATGAGTGTTTCTCATTCCAGTACCAACACACCATAGAGGCTCGCCGTATTCTCTAGCCATGTCTCGACTTGCTCTTTCACTCTCAATCTTTAACTGAGAAAAGATCTTTCGGGTCTCAAATTGAGCGGGTAGAGAATCAAATGGGATATTTTTATTTTGTAAGTATGTGTGCCAGCCAAGTACGCCAAGACCAAGGGCTCTACCTTTTTCAGCAGACCTAACTGAGTTTTCAAATCCTCTCATGTATTTTGCACGATGGATAAATTCTTCTAATACACCATCTAGAAACCAAGTAGCAGTATAGATAAGATCGGTGTCTTTCCATTCATCGTATTTAGCTAAGTTTAGCGAGGATAGACAACAAACAAACGAGTGATTCTCATCAGTATGTAGAGTAATCTCAGAACAGATATTGGTCATATATACTTTAAGGCCGTTCTTTTTATATGCTTCTGGGCTTTGGCGATTAACGTTTCCTTTATACATAATATATGGTTCGCCAGTAGCTTTACGTTTTCTTAAAACAGCAGTCCATCTTCTTCTGGATTCCTTATCTCCATGCTCAAGTTTTTGCATAAAATCGTCAGATACAATAACACACTGGTGTAAATTTAAACACTGACGATTAATATCTCCTTTAGGCTCCCTAATTTCAAGCCAGTCCCAAAAATCTCCGTGTTCAATATCTATGTTTACTGAAGCTGCACCTCTACGAACGTTTCCTTGATTGGTAGCAAGAACAGAGGAATCATAAATCTTACAAAATGGAACAACTCCATCTGATGTGCCATTTTGAGCAATAGTTGAACCTGCTGGACGAACTTGATTTATTCCGATTCCAACGCCTCCTCCGTGTTTGGCAAGAAGCATCAATTCTAGGTTTTTGTTTCCAATATCTGCGATTGAATCAGCAACGTCTATTCCAAAACAGCTAATAGGTAAACCTCGCTCAGTACCAGTATTAGAAAATACTGGGGTGGCTAAATTTAACCATCCACGCCACATGTAATCAAAAAACTTAGAAGCTAATTCAGGTTTCCTAAGTCGTTTAGCTACTGCACTAGCAACTCGCCAATAAGCATCCTTTGGAGTTTCGCCTTCAAGTAGGTAGCCTTTAGATACGGTTTTGACATATACTTCAGTATTTGCCCATACTGGATAATGTACTCCTATTTCCCAACCTAGTGATTCACCATGATTTACTTCTTTTTCTTCCATTTTTGTTATTTTTAGTTATTTTTTTAAGTTCTTCTGCCATTCTAGAAGAGACAATTATCCAGTCACCAGGTCCTTTTTTACCTGCTTCATGGAGTCTATTAAAATACTCTTCAATTAGTGTTAATTTACCAAAGTTCGTCTTCTGACCAGTTTTCATTTTCTCCAGCTTTTGCATAATCGGTAGGCCTAATAGCAAAAAAATCCGTATGGGTATGTCCTCCAGTAAGATGATAAAACCAGTCAAGTTCTGATGCTGAGTCTTCGCTATAATGGAAAACTGATTCGTATCCTAATTCATTTAGTTTTTCGTTTGCTCTCTTCTTAATAAAGTCTTTTAGATTCTCAGATTTAAGATTCTCAAGATCTCCCATTTCAAACATTTTATCGATAAAAGCAAGTTCCATATCTACCATTAAGGCCGCCGCTTCTTCCACTTGTGCTTGAACTGACTCACGAAGTTCAGGATATTCTTCACACATATGTCTAAATAATTGACAGCCCATTTTAGAATGTAGTGATTCGTCACGGACTGACCACTTCATCTGTTGACCTATTCCTTTTAGATAGTTTCTCATTTGAAAAGAATATAGGACAGCAAAGGACGAATAGAGGGATACACCTTCAGCGAATGCGGAAAATATAGCAAGAGACTTTGCCGCATCTCTACGGGCATCTGATGAATCAGCTAGATCAATATGGGTGTAATCGCTAGCAGTAGATAAGAGAAATTCAAATTTATTAGCAATAGTCGGCTCATGCATAAATCCTTTAAAATCATCTAATCCTAAAGTTTCATTAAGGTATGAATAAGCGGTTGCATGAATAGTCTCTTGAGAACCAAAGATCATGGCCATTTGTTTTATCTCATGCTTAGGAAACCACTTAGTCACCATGCCGGTCCAATAATCACTGACTGCACACTCAGTTTGGGCAAAACCTAAAAGAATATTACCAACTAGGTTTTTCTCAGCGGATGTTAGGTTTTCATTCCAATCTTTAATGTCGCCTTGCATAGAGATCTCAGTATGTAACCAAAATGCTTGTGCTTGTTTGAGCCAGCCTTCTGTATAATAAACTGGATATTCAAAGGGTTTATATTCTATTCTTTCTTTAAAAAGTGAACTTGCCATACTCTTTTACT